AAATTACTAAACTCTTCTTCTACATACTTAAGATCCTCGTCTGATGCTTTATAAGCTTCACGGAGTTGTTCTTTGATAGATACTTGTAATACTTCATTGTCGATCTTTTTAAGTTCTACTTTGAGAACATCCATAGTAGGACAAGTGTGGTATTTTTGGTAATATTTTAGAATTTCTTTGATAATCCACTTGTGAGCTTGATTATCAAAATATTCTTCACTTAACACATCTTGAATATTCAAGAGAAATTCCTTGTGTGTTAGCAAAGAGGATAAAACTTTGATTTGAAAACCGACGCCATAGGCGTTTAGATTGTTTAATGTCATATAACTTATTTTGTAAAACTATTTAATATTTTGTAAACATTGTTGATTGTAAATTCAGGATTTTTGATCATATGACCTAATCCATCTTCATGGTAAAATCGTAAAAAAGCTTCAGTATTCAAAGCTGGAGTTGATTCTTCTACAACATTTTCTAAATATTCTTTTTCTGTATCATCCATTAATGGATTACTTAGATCCATAATACGATAGTTGTTTTCTAATCTCTCCATATCAAATACTACTCTTGAATATACGACATGTTCCTTATGTTTAGCAGCACTTATTTCAATAATATCTTGAAATGTAAGTGGACGTTCTGCTAATTCAGGGAATTTTTTAAGTAACCCTTTTTCACCTAATCCTTTAACACCTGCTACTTTATCTGATTGGTCACCCAATAATGTTTTATACAGAATAAAATTCTCAGTTAATACACCAAAATTTTCTTTAACTAATTTTTTGGTATAAAATTCTTTTTCTCCAGGACGATAAAGTATAACATTTTCGTTTACTAATTGAACAAAGTCTTTATCGTTAGATACTATGAATACTTGAGAATTATGTTTTTTAGGTAAAATATCACTTAAGTAAGCAATAATATCATCGGCCTCTACTTTATCTAAACTTAATGTTTTAACGGGTAGGCATTTTAAATAATGAATTAATCTTACTATTTGGTCAACTTTAGAATCATGTTCATCTTCTAATGAATCAAAAGTATCCCAGTTTGTGATACGAACTAAATTACGACCTGATTTGTATTCAGGTAATAAATTTTTTCTGTTTACTGATGAACCTGTTCCATCAAATACTACATAAACAGATGTTGGTTGGATTTGGTTAATTAAAGCATTAAGAGAACGAATAAAACCCCCTAAACCGCCAATGTGAACTCCTTGCTCATTTACAAGGTTCATCATTGCGAAGTTCCTAAAAAACAAATTTAGTCCATCAATCAATAGTACTCGCTCGTGTGGACTGGTAGAACTTTCTTCTTGCTTATCCATTTGGTTTAGGAGGTTTAATAGTTCGTTCTTGTTCATATGTGCTGGAATGTAATAAATTTCTTTGACGTCTCCTAATTAATCAGGCTCTTGCTCAAAAATATTCATTGAACTTTCTAACACATCTTCTTCCTCGTAAATATCGAAATCCATACCACCCAAAATCTTACTCCATTCTGAAGCATGATCATCTTTGTATGCTTTAATTTCTTTATCAGTATCATTAATAAAACCGTGTGGGGTCATAATAATTTTACCTCGAGTTGTAACACCATTAATGTGGTTTTTATCAATTTGAATATTTGTACGTTTAGCAAATTCAACTTGTTTACCATCTTTAATAGCTTTGATTTTACTGGTACCAGCATTTGAAACATTACCGAATGTAATTACAAACGTAGCGTCAAACCACATAGCAAATCCACCTTTATTCATCAACTTAGGTTGTCCCATAGGTACTTCAGCTTTTGCTGTCCAAACCTTGTTAACACATACCAATGTATTAGTGTATGGTGAACTTTCTTTACGTGATAATGTAATTTTTTGGTTTACGTTGTTACCAAACTGTGTACTCATAGCACCAGCATTCCATTCATTGTTATTTTTGTTTGATTTAACAGACAATTCACAAGGAACTGAACCGATTGAATCCCACAAGAACAATAAATCATAAGGTAGATTACCTTTTTTCTGTTCATCAAGCAAATCTAAAATAAATGCGGCTACATCTTCAATTGTGTGTAAAGTTTCCCTATCTACATAAAGGAAAAATCCACTATAATTTCCAACCTCACCAGTTTCTTCATCTACTTCAGTGTTTACTTGCATTCCCATTTGAACTGCGTGTTCCCAATTCCATTTCATCTCAGTAATAATAAACACGGGTAGTACACCTGCTTTTTGAGCAGCAACTGCTGCTTCAATCAACGCTGTTGTTTTACCTGTATCACTATGTCCACGAAGTAGAACAATGTGCCCAGTAGGAATACCAGGCACACTTGTTACTTCTTGAAATGCAGGACTAAGGGGAATCCACTTCTGTTCTTTAAACTTAACGTTACCATTAAGTAATTTCTTCTCCTTAAATTTATCTAAATTGAAATTAGATTTAATTTCTGCGGAGACTGCAGCCGTTAGCGATTCGCTTTTCTTAGTTTTTGCCATAAATTTAATTTAATTAGAAAGGTAGATCGTTGTCTTCATCTTCGTCAAACAAGGCATCAAATTTTTCTGCTTTGCTTGCTTTTGTAGTTTGAGGTGTTTTCAAAGCATAATTTTTAACAGGAGCTGCTTCTAATTCTGCTTCTACTTCATTCTCATCATCGATGATTGAACCTTCTTCTGGTTCTTCAGGTGACAACCAATTTTGCAATACTTCTTTTAAATCATCATAAGTTCTCTTACGTTGAAGTTCCAAAATGTCTGGTTGATCTGTAAGGAATTTACCGATTTGAGAAGCATCTGCACTCAAAGCTGTAGTTTTAGGTTTAATTCTGATTGATGATTTAAGACCTTGGCGACCACCAATATCACCTTTAACTACATCAACAGTAAAGTCACGACCTTCGTTGATGTCAGTGTAATCACCATAATCTTCATCCTCAGCAATACCTAAAAGTTGCATGTAAATTTCTTTACCAAATTCCCAAAGGCGTACACCTTTTTCTTCTTCACCACGTACAATAACGGGAGCATAAACCCTCATTTTAGGTTCAATTTTCTTAGCTAGCTGCCAGTTTTCTTTGTCGTTGGTTTTACGGAGTTGAGAAACAAATTCTACAACAGGATCTTTTTCACCCCAGTTAGTTAGGGAAAAGATAGGGAATTTAGAAATTACATAATGTACAAAAACCTCTTTGAAAGGATTTTGAGGGTCCAATTTTGAAGGTACAATACGAATTTGGTACTTTCCTTCTTCTTTTGGTTTCCAGTAAACTTTTGAGTAATCGATTTTTTCTTTCTTGCCTGTGTTGTTCGTCGACTGTAAAGCGTTTAGTCGTTGTTTGATAGCATTAATATCCATGATTTTATTTATTAGTTTAATGTCGGAAATATAAGAACGAGGTATTGTATAACCAAGTTAAAGTTCAACAATTTTAAAAACTTTTGTATTCAGTTGTTTCAACTCATTATGGTTGGTTAACAAAATACAGTTTTTATAGTGTTGCCAATTTACACGGTAAGATGGATCAACCACACCACCGTTTAATTTTTTTATTAGATCATTTAACGCATTAATAGTATAAAGCGTATTAGTTTCTTTCTTTCTATGTACTAAGATTGTATTTTGAGGAATACCCTCAACATTACCTTGCTCTACGTTGTATGTAACAACATACTCGTCTGTACTTTTAACATAAAGTATAAACATCTTATTATACATAATTGAATAAGACTTAGTCAATTCACTAATCAGTGCATCTAAATCCTCTAGTCCTGTAAATGTACAAAATAACTTATTGTTCACGTCTTTTATGTTTGTCGAATCGAAATCGTATCCGTCATACATATAGTCATTTTTCTGTAAAATCATATGTTTTTCCATAACTTGTTTTTGTTTGTAACCTGTATTTATCAAATATTTGTCTTATCTCATTTTCTATATCATTTTCACCCTCACCTAGCTCAAACAAAAACGAATCGTACGTATATAATACAATTTTTGTTTTGCGTCCTCGCAGTAGCTTATGTATATCTATCAATATATGAACATTCATTGCGGACTCCACATTCTGCAACATATAGTTAAACAGTTTTTGCGGATTCATATTCTCCAGCTCGCTCTTTTTAAAGCAATAACCCGAAATCGGCACGATAACTTGACCCGAGTTATTGAACTCTTTCCAGTTATTGTCTACAAATTGTTTTACTTGTTGAAAAAATTCAAGGTGCTCATACTCTTTAAAAACGCCTCCGTATAGCTGCTTAAACGTGATTTCTTTTGCTTCTTTATAACTCGTTTGGTAGAGATCCGCGAACGCTTGATGGACATCTGGAACGCCAAAATCATAGGCAAGTAAACGACCGACAATAGTAGGATGGTATGCACTAATATCGAACTCAACGTACCCATGACTCGATATGTAACTCCTCCTTGCGCCATTTTCTTTGTTTATTGCTGCGAAATTAACCCCATTAAAAGAGTTACTTGGTCTACGTGTTGTTGTAGCCAAATTGTAGCTTGTGAATATCCGATCACCTTGGATTGAATAAAATTCATTGTTGAGCTCATAGTGTTTATCAAATTCATATTTGTTTATTTTTAATCCGTTTTTTTCTATTCCAAAGAATGCTAATACTACCTTATTGTTGTAAAAATCAAAATACGGTGGTAATTCCTTTGGTATTACACTACGAACTTGTTTATAAATATGTTCGCATTTTTCGTAGTGTTTGCTTAATGGCACAAGCTTATTAACCTTTGGATAATCCGTATGGTGAGAATAAAAGTAA